TCTTCCCAGAGGGAATTTAGAGCTAAGGAACCAGAGTGTTCACCGTCCGACATTCGATAAAAAATAAAATCTAACATTAATTATTAGCCCCAAGTAAGTACTATTCTGCCATTCCCGCCGGGGGTGTCATTGCCACCGGGCCCGCCATTGCCAATTCCTGCAACATAACTAGGATGTGTGTTGTTGGCAGCTACGGATTGAGTCCCGGCTATGGTAACGGGGTTTGTGGTTCCCGTTCCCGTGAATGATGATCCGCCCCCGGCTGCAAATAGGTCGGAACCACCGCCCCCAAAATAACCACCGCCACCGCCACAGCCACCATCAACCCCGCCACTAGTTCCAGTCGTTGAAGCGTTACCGCCGACATGAAGCGACCCCGGCGCAGCATTGCCGCTAAAGTTGTTTGCTGCCACCCCGCCCACAGATTGAGTCCCGCCCCCGGCAGGAATAGTACCAAAATTACCACTACCCCCAACAGTACCACCACCGAAACCACCTCTCTGCTCTACACCAGCCGGACTACCACCACCACCTGCGCCAGCAGTAAACAACTCTGTGGCAGATCGCCGGATCGCCGATCGTCCGCCCCCCGCCCCAAAATTACCGCCGCTCCTTCTATTTGCGAAACCGCCGCCACCATAAGCGTTAGCACTATTCCCGGTGTTGCTAGATATCCAAGATTGTCCGCCTTGCCCTACGATCATAGTTAAAGTTTCGCCGGGGGTAGTGGCAAAAGTGACTTGAACAAATCCAGAACCACCGCCTCCAGTAGTACCACCAGTACCGCCACCACCACCACCACCAGCCCAGAGTAAGGCAGTAGCGGCAGTAACTCCCCCCGGTACTACCCAGCTTTGATCCGATCCGGTGTAGGCAAAAACCGCATTCCCGGAAACTACAAAACTCCCGGCGGAGAATCCTACGTTTCGCCAGTTACCTGCTGAATAGATTAGGTTGCCTCTGAGATTTTGACCTAGGGTAGCATTATGCGCATCGGTTCCCGTAGCCGAAATGGTAATAGTCCCAGATGTTTGGGCATTAAAGAATGCGACATAGGTTCCTTCTGGAGGGGTTACAGGCAAGGTGACAGTACAACCTGCGGTAAAGAAATGGTAACGATTTGGCAGGGCGTTAAAAGTCCCCCCAATTACAACAACTAAACGGGCGGTATCTTCTAGGGTGTAAGAGAATGCTGTACCGCCGGGGTTTACTCTGGCAAATTGTCCCCCTGCTGATGCGATCGAAGGCAATATACCCGCCAGTGCATTTGGTGAGATTGCTTTGTTGGAGATCGTTAACGCTCTGGTTTCGACTTGAGTTGCAATCTGGATTATTCCGGGAACCGTATCCGTAGCGGCGGGGCTGGTGACTGTATCAACTTTTGCTTGCAGAGCAGCCGGGGTAATTGATTTAGTTGAATTAGTCCCGGTTAGAGCTTCGGCATTAGTGGCTAGAATAACGGTTCCTGCCGTGGTGGTGGTTGCAGCGCCTAGCGATGGGATAGCATTAATCTTGGCTTGCAGAGCTGATGAAGTGATTGCCTTACTTGAATCAGTCCCGGCGATCGCCTCCCCATTCGTAGCAAGAATCACGGTTCCAGATGTGGTGGTCGTTGCCCCGGTGGTGATCGATGTAGCGGTAGTGCTGACAGTTAACCCCGTCCTCACATCGATCCAGTTTGTACCGTCCGAGATGACTAAAGAACCAGCCCCGGCGTTGGCATTCGTAGCAAAGAAAATTTTTCTTACATTAGCAACGGCGGGGGGTAGGGAGGCGATCGTTAGATTGGGGACTCTGAAACTGGTATTTGTCAGATCAAGCCCGGCTGCATCTAGAACGTCTTTTAAGAATCTAGTCCGGGCTGCAAGTTGGGTAGGTTGCAAATTAGAAATTCCTGATCCGCCCACCCCTGCATCAACTGGGTCGGTGCGTTCAAGTTGATAAATACCTACCGGGAATGTGCTGGTTTCAATGAGATTCGCCATATAAAATCCTAAAAGTTGGTTAAAACAAAATAATCAAACCACCGCCGTTAACTGAATGATCCAAGTCCCCCTGAGTGTGAGCGCGGCTGTTTTCTGCAAGATGTCTCTAGTTTTCCTTGCAAAGAGTAATCCGTTCTCGGTCATCAGCCCAAATTCCCGGATGTCTTTCCCGATCGCCTCCCCCGACCCTAGTTCCCAATTAATCTCTAACCGACCGTTACCTTCTTGAGCGATCGACTCTGGCAATTTCAGAAAGGGATTCGTAAGGGAGGCGGTAGTGGGCAAAGTTGGATCGCCATTAGTGCCAAATCCGATCGTGGCGATCGACCGCTCAAAAGTTATCCCCCTCAGTAGATCGGCGATCGTATTTAGTCCAGAATTTACCACCAGATTTTGACTAACTTCTCTAAAGATTAGGGACTTGCCTTGGTACACATCCAGATTGAAAACTCCTAAAATCCCGATCGACTGCGGCAGATACATTAAAAAACCTCAATAATTTTAAGGCTACTGAGAGCGGCGGGCTTTTTCCGCTTGATCAAGATCAGAAAATCAAAGGGTTTCGATCGCATCCGAGATAAATCCATCATAGAAAAATCTGCCGTTATGCATCACGAACGGGCGGGAATTATAAATTTCTACCCCATTGTGCAAAAACCGCCCATCGTGAAGATTTGCTGCCATGGGGTCGTATAGAAGATTATCGGTTAGGGATAATTCCAACGCATCGGAAATATTTATGTTGGCTGCGGGTGTGGAGTTGAAGAAAATGTCTAGCAGGTGCGATCGGGCGTTCTTCCACTCCTCTATCAGTTTTGAGATCAACTCTATGTTTGCAGAAGTTAAAGCCTTGTCTCCGATATTTAGGTCAACCTCGAAAGAATATGGCAAGCGGCTGCCAGAAGCCAAGCCATTATAGTCAAATCGTCCGTTGTACAGAAATCCGAATTGATTCTCTCCATAGGTTTGGGAACCGTTATGGTTAAACCGATCGTTGTAATCAAAGACTGAATCAACTAAACCCTGCCCATCATAGAATAGGTAATTATTTAACCCGATCGCCACGATCGAACCATCATAATTAAATAGCCCATCATATCGAAAAACCTTAACCGGGTTCTCGATGACCACCGCCGCTAGAAATCCTACAGCCCGAAGCGATCGTTCGATGGAGTAGGGAGTCCCGGCGTGTTTGTGTAATTCGATCGCCAGCTTTAATAGTTCTCTTTTTTGGGATTCAGAATCAGCCAAGAGCCAACCCCTGTAACCCATGACATTTAGCTCCTCTGCTAGATGGGGTAAAACAGAACTGTGGACATTATCAAAATCCCAGACCTCAAGAATGCCAAGATCGATCGCCGCTAGCTCACCTAGAATCGATTGCAGAAAGGCTCGAAATCTCTCATCATTAATAGCCGGGGGGAGCGGAAAATTAACCATTCTGGACTCCGATGAGATTGATAGTTATGGCAGTACAATTTGCCCACTGAGAATTATCGAGAAGCTGATAACCCGGATCATTCAAAAGCACGGAGTACACGCCGGGCAGGGATAGTGTTGCCACGATCTGACTAGGGACGATATCTTGCCCTAGGTTCGATCGCAAAACTTGGACAAATTTCTGGGCTGCGAGATTTATTAATGGTTCGAGACTTGCTGCATCCGCACCAGCCAAAAATGTGATTTCGGCATTGATAACAAAATTTGCCGGGGTCGGGGCTAGGACTGATACATCATCTGTGAGGGGTCGGATGAGTTTGTTATTCAGAGCCTCGAAAACTTTCTGCAATGTTTCGTTACTGGGAATACCCGTGGCTGTGAGGACATATATAAATACTTTGCCATTGAAAGCTGGTGAGCTGACAGACACATCGATAATTGAAGGATCGGCGGTCATGGCATGGAATCTGTAAGCTCCGATCGGGCCTGCAACCGAGAAAGAATTAGGAGCTAGTTTGATTCTGGTTCTTAATCGATCGTCATTTTCGATATCAGCACCGCCGCTAGAAATACTTAAATTGGTCACGGTTTGGACAAAGGCGATCGTGGCAGGAATTTTATTGATTTGGGCGATCGCAAAGTTATTCCCGGCTAGTCCTGAAACTTTAGATTCAGCGATCGCCGTCCCAAATAATAGCCCCGCCGGGATGACTAGATCGGCGATCGTCGCAAACTCGATAGGGGAGCCGTCAATTCCTGCCCTAGTGCCTGAAGGAATTAGCAGATCGAAACCAAGGACGTTAGTTAGATTAAATCTCAAAGTGGTGCGAGCAAAAGCGGCGGGTAATCGAGAAACACCTAACCGCACCCCTAAATGATCTAATCGTGTGTCTGTGGAATAGTTCACCAGATTTTGCTCTCCAACTGATTGCACCTCGACCTTATGCAGCGTTAGCACGTAGGCTAAAACATTTATAAATAGTTTTTCTGGCTGCCCCGGTAGCAATGGTTTTCCG